TTGTCTTACCGCCTCTGTCATAAAGTCTTTAAACCGCTTCATTTCATAACCTTAATGTTCCCATCCGCTTTGACGAAGTAAGCTTCAAACTCAATATCTGGATACTCACTCTGGAGCTCTAGAAAACCAATGAGATTGTCTTTTGAATCGTCATAAAGTCGAACTTTAGTGTATCTACGTGTATTTAGGTATTTTTGAAAGACGACTTTCTTCTTTTCAGAAACAGTTAGTGATCTATCAAGATTACCTGCACGCTCTACGTGCATCTCATCTATATTTATACCATGATCTCTGAAGGTATGCAAGAACTCTTCAGGATTATCGAAGTCACCTCTTGCAGTAACAATTATAGCTCTTGAGTGAGGGTTGCCATGAGCTTTTACTATCTTACGGGCTCTCTCAACCATTCTCTCAATGGGTACGGATGTTGCTCTAAATAAAGCTGCATCTCCAAACTCTTTGAAGTCGAATGTTTCTTCTTCTTTGAGTCTATACGTATTGTATTCTTGATTGTGTAATACCCGAACTAAAACACCCTGTTTCATTACCCTGACCTTAGCCGAGGTTCGAAACAGAGTGTCATCTATATCAAAAATGGTGAGCGTACCGCTCCCAACGCAGTATCTATATCTTTCTTTAATCATACCTTCTTATAGACTCTTTATCATAAAAAGGCAACTGTTATTTTAAGACTTTGAATTTTATCTCGTTAGGATACTCACCGCCTTTAGCGTTACGAATTTCGATTTTATATTTCTTAATAGGTGATTCACAAAAGATTGTAATCGACTTAGTATTTAATCCCGGATATGTGATCTTGGTAACTTTTACCGTGCTAAGTTCATTGAGCTTTTTTCTATCCAGCCAGAACACTTCCCAGCCTGAGCTTTGTTTACGTACATAGAAGTAATTCATACCCCATGCATGTTCAAAGTAAGATTTAATTTGAGATGGTGCAGTACGCTTGTTACCCTTTATCGGTGGTCTAATTACTTTATGCCTATTACGCTCGTCAAACCCTTTTTGTACATCAGTAAGATCGACACCAAATGCATCGAGGAATTTACCAGCATCTGACTTTGGTTGAATATTACCCTTGCTATCAAATAGCGTCGCACCGCCAGGAAATGAACTGAATGTTGCCCCGTTAACATCCTTTAGAGATACAAACCAATTTTTACCTGTTGTATCTGTGAGAATAATATCACCAATAACTTCACCAAGCTTTTCTACTGGTACGCTCGTTTTGCGAGTATTACCAGTACGTTGCTTTGCGGTTTTAATCTCTACATTTTTAAAACCAACGTGGCTTTCATTGAGTTGATCAATAAGCTTCATGTAGTCAGGTGAACCGCGTTGTGTTTTAAATACCGAAGCAAGGTTCTTTGTAACGCTTACTTCAAAGATTTCCCCTTTATTAGCGCCACGAGCAATTACTAGATCAAAGCCTTGATCTTTAAGTCTAAAAGAGACGCTTGAATATTTACTACTGTTAGGCGATAGTTTGTTAAACACAATGTTTTTTGCATCAGGAATGTGATCCTTTACAATTTTAACAAGGTTGTCTTTTAACTTATCGGATGTATCGCGATGTTTATCAATAAGCTGGAGTCTAAACTCTCTTACAGACTTATCATTTCGACCTGGGTTACCCGCCATCTTAACAGGTGCTACATGAAAGTTATAATTTTTTATAAGATCATTGAACTGTGTCGCAAATTCTTTAAATTCAGCGGTGGAAACCATGTGTTATCCTCTATTTTAATTATTTATAAAACCATATAGGCGATTCACGCTTGGTCCAGTGTCTATCCCCTACAGATGATCACCAATATGCTATACGCATCTCAATTAATGGCATCTCAGGGGGAACAAAGTCCCACTCCCGTAATCCATGAGGTGGTGATTGGAGATGGAAACCACAGAGTTTATACTCTTCTAACGTTTTCTCAAAACGAAAAGCATACTCATTGAGCAGAGCAAAAAAGTGCTCAACCATCCAATTATAATTCTCAACAGACGTGCGCGTCCATGTTGGCACGACCTACTCGTTTAGACCTTCATTATAAAAGGTCGCGAGGAAATTATCACGATAAGTGCAACTGTCTTATGATAAAGTTTACAACCCGAGAGATTTATATGTGAAACCAAACGGTTTACCACCGATTACATCGTTCTTGAGATACTCACCGAACATTTCAAAGTAATGCGCAGCTTCAGTTTCACCCTCTTGCTCGAGAGCTACCTGAGCCTGTTCTACAAACTTAAGTACAGAGCGATAGTTCACACCAGTGCCGTCACTTAGAGATGGGGTTTTCATAATACTTCTCCTAGTTTGAGATTAGTTGAATATTACTGGGATTGATAGAACGGACTTCGCCATCATCCCAGAGTACTTTCAAGATAGTTTCGTGACCGTGATCATAATGACCACGGTCGAATCCAAGAATATGACCGAGATCCTTCGTATCACGATGAAGAACAACGCGGCCAATCGTATACTTACCGAAGCTATATTTTCCAAAATCGTTCATTTGCTCAGTGTCCCAGCATCAACATAAGATTGCATTTTATCCGTCCACGTTTTGTGACCAGACTCGAATATAACGAAGTTACGTTCCAGATCACTACCCGGTTCAGGTGGATTTCTCACTACCACACAAGTAGGGAACTGCAGAGTTTTAGGGTACAACATGTTTCATTATCCAACTTTGATTTCTGTATCATAGTAATCAAAATATAGCGTAGTCGTCTTCGTCGTCTTCACTTTCGTTATAGAATATTTTCACAAAAAGTGCAACTGTTAAGTTAGTTTATTCACGAAAAAGTTTGGGGTGAATCCAGAGAATCCGCCACCGCGGTTCAGATGCTTACAGAGCTTTTGTGCTTCGACTAGAGATACGTTTTCCTTGATCTCAGTGCCTGTGGACGTTTCAGTAATCTTATAGAAGATACCATCGTTCTTTTCATATTTGTACTTCATTATTTAAAATCCTCAAATTTACCTTGTTTGAACTTACTCTTAGTACCTTCGCTGGTCGTTTTCCAGCTTTGGGAATTATCGAATGCAGGGGTATCATCCACTAGATCATCTTGAGCAGATGGTTCAGTATCAAATAATCGCATTCGAGGTCGATCAACGCCAATCACAAATCGTTTCAGCGGTCCTTCTAGATCACTATAACGATTTTTAAGTTGCTTGACGAGGATTTGGTTAAGAGCTTTCATCTCATCTGTGGCAATAAGCGCGATCATAAAGTCAGCCGTTGCTGGTAGCCCAAACGATTCAGATGTATCAGTAAGACCAACATCAGAGCTATCAAAACCTGATCTGGTAGTTTGAGTAGCCGACATAATAGGTACGTTAAACTCGATAGCGAGCCCACGTAGCTCTTCTGCGATGGCTTTAATATACGAATATGAATTTACGTTAGCTGACATTTTAATCCTCGAACTCATACAAATGTTAAGGTAGTCGATATAGATCATATCGGGTACGAAGTTGCTCTTGAGCTTAAGTTCATTCAGCAGGTGTCGGAAGTTAGCGGCGCCAGCTCCAGACGTAGGAAACTCTTTGATCTTTAACTGACCAACAGTTCTATCACGTAATCGTTGCATTCTCTTATCGTATACATCCTTAGGGATCATATACAGTTCATCGAGAGGAATGTCGAGTAAATTAGCGTCGATTCTTTCGGCGATCTTCTCTTCAGCCATTTCCAACGTAATATATAGAACGTTCTTACCAGCCGCTAGATGTGATGCAGCAAAGTGACACATCGCCAGTGTCTTACCAACACCAGTACCAGCCAATAGAATATTTAGAGTCTTACGTGGCAACCCGCCACGTGTTATCTTGTTAAAAAGATCGAGATCGAATGGTAGACGTTCTTCCACCCTGTGATAAAATTCGAATCGAGAATCGGCATCATCAAGAAAGTCATGACCAATAGAAGTATCAAAACTGACGGCGAGGGCATCTGATAGTAGCTGGGGAATGGCACCTTTCGTGAGCGCCCCAGTCTTATCATCCATAATTTTAATCGAGCCCATAATGGCATTGTAAATAGCCCTATCTTGGCAAAACTTCTCAGTTTGGTCTACCAACCAGTCGAGACTAGTCATTGCGTCTATTTGATCAGGAATTTCCTGAACAATCTCTTTACATTTAGAATACATGTCTTCATTAAGTGTATCACGCATACTTAGGTCAACAAGCACAGCTTCCTTAGTAGGGAAAGCATTATACTTGTTGACATAAGCGTCAATTAGCTCGAAAACAACCTTTTCGTTTGCATCATTAAAGTATTCTGGTTGGATAAACGGAATAGTTTTACGACCAAATTCTTCATTGTTTAAGAGATTATTAAAAATTACTCTCTCAATGTTCATAAAACCCTCATTCCGCGTCGATATCTTCAAACACTTCCGCTACGTCATCTTCATCTTTATAGATTGAACCTGACGCTACTTGGTACCTCTTCTTCACAGCTTCCTGGAAGGTTACAGAGTCGATAATTGGACCCCAGAATGCTCGGTTATGTGTATCAGCGAGACGATACTTCTTCTCTTCGATTTCACCTGTTTCCATATCGACTTTAGAATACCAGCCGTTCGATGGCTTAATAACGTGACCAGAGTTTAACCCCATATCTAACAAACCGGACCATTTAGAGATACCACCTTCGTATGTTACTTCAATTGGAATCTTAGACTTCTCTTTCACGTAACGAGACTTTTCGACGTTAATAATAAAGTTGTATCCTACTACCTCCTTGCCGTCCTTCTCTTGCTGACGACCTAGTATGAAGATGTTATCTGCTGAGTAATACGAGCCTGTGTTGTGAGATACAACTCCATTATTAAGGATGTAATGCTCCACATCAGCCACAGAGATATCATATACTTCGTGCTTGCCAACGGGTGTAATAGATTTAATTCTCATTTGTTTTTCCTTTGCTTACAGTTGTCATTGTGCCATCTTTTAAGATTGCAATTAGTAGTTACAATGTCACAGTGAGCGCATTTGTGTTTTGTCTCGGGGGTGAGTTTTCTGGGGTTGATCCACTCATCGGATTTTGCTCTGGGATCTGTCGGATCTACTCTTATTATAATACCAGTGTTGATGTTTTGCAACCTAATTAGCCCCTTGCGTCCAATTTTAGCTTTATGTTCTTCAGATTTCGGTAGCCTCTGCGAGGATAATAAAGCTAGCTTATGTGCCTCCGATCTCTTTTCCCAAAGTCTGAGTGTTTTCTGCGCTACGCTCATCTTCGCTCGTGATTCGACTGAATGTTTTTTACCAAAAAAGTGATTACATTCCCCTCTACTTGCTGCGATGAGCTGCTCAGCGCGCTTTACTCGAACTCGT